CAACTGATTCTCTATCTTTAAATTTTCTCATAATTACCAGCATATATTGTTTTATATTTTCTGGATATATATATTTTTGCTGATTTGGCATAGTATTTTCAATTGTAAATTTATTATGAATTATATCATTAATTTCATCCGTAATAATATTTTTTACTTGGATATTAATAGTTGAATCTACCATATCTGGTTTAATCCATTCAGATTTTTTTTCTTGAATATTCTCATTAAATATTTTATCTTTTAAATATCTTTCATATAATTCAATGCGTTCGTCATATTTTGGTATTTTATCTCTCATATTACGCACACCCCTTGTCACATCATTAAAGTAATTTAAATATTCGTGTTCTTCATTCATTTGTTTAGTTGCTTCATCGCATGCCTTAGTAAGTTCTTCAGGAAATGTAATTTGTAAAAAATACCTCATTCTTAATGGTTTGTCCGAATTCATATATATTTTCCACTCTTTTTCAGATACGGGAACAGATCCTTTAATAGAAAATAGTTTAATCATAAATATTGCTAGTGGTAGATCTAAATCAATATATTGATTAACATCTTGATTAATTTCACTGTAAACATTCTTAACATGATTAAATAAATCCATTATTAATTTTATAAAAAAAAATATTAAATTATTATTCAAATTTATAAAAATCCATATTTATTTTTATGTAATCTTTCTCTTAATACAGCAATTTTTGTTTTTGTTCCCATTATTAATTCCATATATAAATATACACATACTATATTATAAATATATGAATTTAATGTTCTTCCACCTACAAAATCTTTATTAAAATAAGTTCCGATCGAAGGAATATATTTTCTTATTTTAAGTATATAATAATATATTATTATTATTATTATTAAATTTATAATTAATTCAAATAATATTTTAATAGTAGACATAGTTACATATTCTTTTTCTTCTCTTAATTTAAAAATATATATATCTAAAAATTTAGTTATAAAAAATATTACTATTGAAAATATTACTGTATATTGAATTAATTCTAATATTATTAATAATTGTATATTAACATTCATATATATATATATATATATATATAGATATTAATATGAATCACATATACAATCTTCCTCACCTTCACAACATAATCCTTTATCTTTAAATATTTTCTGATTATATTTATAAATAATATCAATATCTTCACCCCATAATTTACTAGGTTCATCCATATTTTTTTTGAATTCTTTTATTATAGAAGGATTCGTATTTATTTTATAAATATGATTATATTTTATTTCTTTTATTTCTTTTATTTCTTTATCTTTTTTATATTTATTATTACTTTGAAATTTTAATTTGAATGAACGACCCATTTATTTATATTTATTTATTAATTCCCAATCTATTTTATTATTATTATTATTATTATTTTTATATATATTTATATAATTAACATCCTCACTAAATGATACTTTTAATTTAGGTTTTTCTATTAATTTAATTGGTTCAACAGATTTATTTATTTTAATAGATTCAACAGATTTATTTATTTTAATAGATTTATTTATTTTAATAGATTTATTTATTTTATTAGGATTATTAGATTTATTTTTTAAAAAAAAATAATTATATTTAAAAAATTTATAAGCACAATATAAACTTGTAGTGGATATAATACCTGTTATTATAAATTTATTCATAATATATATATATAATTTTTAAATTTAATGTAAAAACCGACCATTCTTATCTAATCTACATTTTTTACAGTAATTGTGTTTTGAACCGTATTGTCCTGGTTCTCTTTCTACTATCCATTCATGTTCACAATTTTTTACTATTTTTATTTCATAATTATGAATTAAATTATTCAATATTTTAATATTTTCTAAATATACTTTTTCCATTTTTATTAATATTGTATGTTTTTCTTGGTCAGTGATATTTTCTTTTAGAAATTCAAGATCCATTATTTATATAAATTAAATTAAATTAAATTAAATTTAATTTATCAAATTTATAAATTATAATATATATATATATGGATGATTTATTATTATTTATTATAATAGTGTGTATATTTTTTATAATATTATTTTTTAATAATAATTTATTTGATAAGGATGTTATAAGAGTAAAAAGCACAGTAGATGGAGAAGTATATTTAGTAAGAAAATTACCTAATGCTGATAAAGCAGCAAATTTACTTGCTGGATATAAACAAGATATAATAAAATTATCTCAGAAATTAAAAGATAAATATATTGATAATGCTGATAAAAATAATAAAGAATATGAATATAGGAAAAACGGTATTGAAAGATTATTAAATAATTTTAAACCTAATAATCTATCAGAATCAGATCCATATCATATTTATAAATCTTATATGATTAATAAAGGAGAGCAATTATATTTATGTCTGCGGCATACAAAAGAAAAAGAATATGAATTTAATGATAGAAATTTAGTAATATTTACAATATGTCATGAATTATCTCATGTATGTAATATTACTTTACAACATCCACCTGAGTTTTGGGATTGGATGAAAGTTTTATTAGAAACAGCTGAAGAAATTGGTCTATATGAACCAGTAGATTATAATAAATATCCCAAAGAATATTGTGGAATGATGATTAATTCCACACCTTATATATTTTAATAATTAAAAAAAATATAATATACATATATTATATATGTTGTATAAAAAAAATAATATTATACCTGAAGTAAATACTAAATATAATTTTATAAATGTTATAACAGGTGATGAAAAACATTTAATAAATATATATCCTGATGATACTAATTTAATGATAATGAATAAATTATCATTAAAAATTGAAACTAATATATTAACAGATGAAATTTGTGCATTTGTAAATAATTATGATATTATAGGATTTAATTATGAAAAAGATATTGATATTAGTAAAATATTTAATAAAAAATTAAAAACTATTAATAAATCATCATTAAAAGATTTTTTAGATTTAAATTTTGTAGACCAATTAGATAATAAAAGAAGTATATTTAAAAATAATAAATTACATGAATTATTTGAAAATAATTTCCCAATAAATGAAAATATTATATATTATTTTACTTTAAAAGAATTATTAGAATTAAATAATGATATAAATAATAAATTTTTATATTCAGTTATTTATAAATATTTTCCAAATATTATTAAAAATTATATAGAAAATTATGAATCTAAAGAAAATATTGATAAAAGAGAATCATATTATGATAATATTAATGAATTAATAAATTATAATGATGGATTAATGAATATATTAAATAATAATACTAATTATTTAAAAGATGATATTGATAAAAAAGATGTAGATGATGTTACAGAAAATATATATATTAATAAATTATTAAAATATAATTTTAATAATGAAGAAAATAGAATAAATATTATAAATTTATTTTCAGATTTTGAGTTAAATAATAAATATGTATTTATAAAATTAATTTTAGAGGATTATGAAAATACATTTTATAAAATATATAAACCGGAATTAAAATTAAAATTATCTGATAATACTTGTATTATAGATAAAGATATCTGTAATAAACTAATATCTGATTATAAAGATAATATTAATACACCATTAAATGTTGGATATATACCTTCATTTATACAACCTAAAAATTGTTTAATAATTAAATCATATTTAAAAAATATTAAATTATTTTATTCATTCATTTTATATATTGATGGTGATATTGATATAACTATTAATAATTATTATAATATAAATATTGATGATGATATTATTAATAAAGTTATAAAAGAGAGTAAAATATTAATTAATAAAATTAATACATTTAGAATATATAGTATTAATAAAATTCCTAATAATATTTCAAATAATTCTAATAATATTCATTTTATAAATAGTGAAATATTATTCTCAATGGATAATTTTGTAAATAAAAAACAACAAAATATATATTCTGCTGAAAATATTATTAATTATTTATCTAATTTTAACACACATATTCGTATTATGAAAGAAAAAATGGATTTTAATTTAGATAAAGATGATATTATTGTTCATTATAAAAAAGTTAATAATTATGAGAATGTTGATGTTATACAATCTATTATTACAACACTTAATAATCCAGAGAATGATTTAACATCAGATCAACTGATTGAATTAATTAGTAAAAACACCTCTTTATCTATTGAACAAGCAGGTAAAGAATATCAAAAATGGTTAGATAATAATTCTTCTAATATGGGTAATAAAAAATATTCATTACAAACAAAAGAAACTGGATCTGAGATTATTATAAATAAATATTTAAATAAATATATTAAATTTCAGATATATAATGTTCATTCATATGATGAATTAAATAGAATTGTTAAATTTATAAAAATATTTATGTATTTATATTCATTATTTATTTCTGATAAATTAAATAAATCTTTAAAACCTTTATTTACAAAAATATCTAAATTAAAATTAAAAAATATTAATAAATTATCAATTATACAACAAGAACAAGAACAAAAACAATTTATTGATAAATCTATTATTATTGAAGAACATAATACTACTACTAGTTCATCTGATGATATACCATTTGATTCCGGTATTATAACTATCGATGATGATGATGATGATTCTACTCCTACTACTATTCCTTTTACTGATGATCCTGCATTAGACAAACCTGTAGATGAACCAGAAAATGAACCAGTAGTTATGGGTGAAGGTAATGACGGTGCTGAATTAGCAGATATAGCATCTAAAAAAGAACGTGAAGTATTAAAAACTTCTTCTGATTCTTCATTAAAATTAGATAAAGAATCTAAAAAAGATAGTGTTGTATTAAAAACTTCTTCTGATTCTTCATTAAAATTAGATAAAGAATCTAAAAAAGATAGTGAAGTATTAAAAACTTCTTCTGATTCTTCATTAAAATTAGATAAAGAATCTAAAAAAGATAGTGAAGTATTAAAAACTTCTTCTGATTCTTCATTAAAATTAGATAAACCAGCAGATGTTGCTGATGATGATGATGATGATAATTTAGATTTTAATAAAATAGGTAATGATGATGATGATACTACTACTACTACAACAACTTCAAATAATACTAGTGGTGGAGGTAGTAAATCTAAT